GGCATCAGCAAGCTGATCCTGTAGTTCTTGCATCCTAGCCTCAGCCTCCTCTAACGCTGCGTGTGCGTGCTCCTGTGCTGCTTGGTAGCCAGCTAAGAAAATATGTTTCGTTGCTTCTTGTCTTATTTCTAATATTGCATCTGGATAGTCACAATCCTTATGCCAATCAATAGCCCACTCTTTTGCTAATTGCTCCGGTGTCTTATTCATCTTTTAATTCCTTTAGTAAGGGATTGTTGTTCAGCACCTCCTCTGCAATCTCTTCGCTGTGCTTATACAAATATTCCTCTATGGTCATGCCAAGGATGTTTTCTAGTGTAACATTCTCAACATTGTCAGTGCCTTGTTCTTGTGCAGCTTGATAACCAGCTATAAACGCCTTTTCACAAGCGGCTTTAACTGAGTGTGTATCTGCAATCGTGCTGATGTATTGTTGCGCCATTTCTTCAGGTGTCCTACTCATTTCCAAACCTCCTTGATGTTTCTTTGGCTTGGCGTTTCCCATACTTCAGAAGTAAAAAAACTACAGTCAATCGAGCGATAACAAAGAGCTGGATTCGGAATTACCTCTTCGTAAAGTAAAACTTCCAGCCCAGTGTCCCTTAGTGGCGTTTTTTTCCAATATTTAAAAAGACGAATTGCAAACCCTTCCTTTTCAGAAACCCACCCTAAAGACTGTCTAATGTACTCAGGAGGCTTCCCATGTGCTTCAATTGGATGAGAGTACATTTGTGGCGCTCCTGCTGCCATCAAAATATAAGTAAACTTATCCTCTGCCATCTCTTCAGGTGTTTTCATTCTTCCTCTTCTAGCTCCCAAGTAATGTCAGCTAGTCGTTCGCGCAAAGATGCAATCTCTGCTTTAGCCTCCTCTAGTGCTGCGTGTGCGTGTTCTTGTGCTGCTTTGTAGCCAGCGAGGAAGTTCTCTCTTGCTGATTTGCGCATACCTTCAGCTTCGGGCAGACCGCCCCACCAGTCTCTTGTATATTCCTCTGCCATCTCTTCAGGTGTCTTACTCATTTTTTAGCTCCTTTTCTTTGCCTCTTTCCCCTGCTCTATATCCAGCAATAAACGCATAAGCCAACCAATGGCGATCAAATGGGCCGCCGTTTAATAGGTTGGAAAAGTCATTTGCTAATTCCTGCATAGTTTTGTTTTGACCATGAGTTTTGCGTTCAAACATAGCCATAAAATCGTCAGGCGTTCTCATTAAAAAAATCCTTTTTTTTCGATATAGGTAAGCTTAAACTTTTCAATTAAAGGTTTTGCATCTGGCTCCTTCTCGCCATGTTGCTTGCGAAGCTCTACATACAAATCAAAAATTTCCTTTTCTGACATTTCCCGTCCAGCCTTATAACCAGCTAAAAAAGCCTTTCGTGGATCTCCAGGATATTTAGGAGGATTGCTTAATAATACTTCGCTAGGCTGATCGGTTAAATTTTCCCAATACCATTCTTTTGCCAATTCTTCAGGTGTCTTACTCATCCTTTACCTCCCTTACATCTTTAATGGCTTCGTCCAATACTTCTGATAGTGACTTCTCATGCAGGTGCAGCAAAATCTCATGCAGCATAGCCGCAGCGCCACTCATAAAAGCAACGTGCAAAGCATTTCTGCCGCTATCAGAGCCTAGTTCATACTTAGTGCCGTGATAAGTATCTGCATACCTTCTAGCCTTGTCATGGAACAACTTCTCTGCTTGCTCTCCTATTGTTGCTACTTCTTCATATACTTTGCTCATATATACCTCTCAAATGATTCCATATCCCAAAGCTTATCCTGAGAGACAAACCACGCCTCTTTATAGCCCCCAGGATTAGCCCTAACGCCCCTTTCTAGTGCCAGATAGCCTTCGAGCCAGCCCAGCAGTTTAACGCTACAGCGGCTCACATAGGTGAGTATGTAGCGCCTATCTGTTGGGTCATTATCTCTAATGACTAACTTGCCATCCTCTTTTCGCACTGCCCTAACCTCAACGTCATGCCCACAATCTGCAACGTCCTTAAACGTGCCATGAGTTAGCTGTACTTTTCTGCCTAGCCACTGCGATACTTTTAGCTCTGCTAAGGCGCCTACAGTGTGTATTTCTAAAGCATCGAGCACAGATTTAACCGGCATCCTGTCTTTGCAACCTAGCAGCTCTGCTTCGTACTGCCTGACCTCAGCAGACTTCACAGCTACAAGCATCTCCTGAAAGGTGTAGGGCAGTGTAATCATGGCTAGTGCTCCTCACTGTTAGCCAAAGCGCCTTTGAAAGGCAAAGTTAGTTGCTCCATAACTTCTTGAAATAATGCCAAAGTCCAATCAAGTCGCTCTGCATATTTTGTAAGTAGCCTTTCATCCTCTACAGCAATAACAAATTCTTCACTTTGTTCATAATCAGCAACCTCTTTCATAGCTTCAAGCATCGCAGTTATAGATTTGTCTAAAGCATCAAGTTTTTCTAAATATTTTGGTAGCATTTTAATCCCCTAGAATGGCAAATCTTCCATGTCGATTTCTTCGTGCTTAGCAGTGCTTTTCTCACCGCTAAAACCTCCAGACGCCATGTGCTCCTCATCATGCGCCGACCTATTACTAGCGTACTTTACAGCCTGTTGAAGGAGTTCTATAAGCTTTTCAACCTCTTCTTTGTACATGTACTTAGTTTCTACATATTCTCCGGTCTGCTTGTTTTTGTACGTCTTGCGAACGGTAAAGCTATAACCTCCGTTTTTTGCTGACCATACAGCTACATCAATGCCCCTATCTCTAAAGTTTTGGACTGGCTTATTCATACTTTTTTTTACCTTTTTTATTACGTTTTCTAATACTGTGTTTAACTTTACAAACTGTTGTTTTTTCTGGTATACTGAACTCCTCATATATTCTTGGCCCCGTTGATTATTAAGTTAATCTTCGGGGCTTTTTATTTCCCGAATCATATCCAGAGCCCAGCGCAAGCCGTCTTCCTGTCCTTTTTCAAACTCAGATAACGGCTCTTTGCTGGTTTCTAGTAGCTTAATTAGCTTTTCAATCACGTTTACTGCCAGATTTAATTCGTTCGATGTATTGCTCAAAACAATCTCCTACAACGCTTGTTATTCTCAATTTGTTCTTGTTTGCGTAACTCTTCAAAAAGTTCACATACCGTTTTTCCGTTATCACTGTAAAACGAACTGCGCCATCGCGTGGTGCATCGTCTCTCTTTTCTTTCGTCATTTTTTATTACTCCTTTTAGTCTAACTAATAGCCGCAATCGTTTACGCTTCCACTTGTTCATCTTTGACATCCTCCGTAATGCACTGAGTTAATCGCTGCAACCGAATAGGAGCGCGCCAAATTGATTCTGTGATAGCTTTAGCTCCACAGCTTTTTAAGTATCTATCGGCTGCTAAACGCTGCTCACCGTCTAGCTTGGAAGTATCGTAAAAAGTAGGAATGCGCCTAGTCTTAGGCTCATCTGGTTTCCTGACTTCTATGATATCGCCATGCACTGTGTGGTCTATTGGTGGCGGCTCATACGCTTTAGGCGGAGCAAACTCTGATGGCATCTCCTCTGCTGTGTAGAGTCCTCCTAGCTCGTTGATAAATGCTTCTCTTATGGCTAGTGACTTAGCACACTTTGAAAGCATTATACTGGGCATCTGCTTCCATATAGGAGTTTGCTTGCCGTATTCAGCCATGTACGCCGTTGCTATGCTAGGGAAGCGCCTATCCTTGCGGTACACCTTAGCCGTTGCAGCTATGAGTCCCTTTTCTTCCCACTCATATTCGACTTCCATGCCGTCAAATTGCGGATGGCTGTTAGCGATTTTCAGGAAGCCATTAATTCCTGTCATTAGCTGCAAGCGGCCACCAGCTTTGATGGCCCAAATCTCTTTGGTAGCCGGATTGAGTCCTGTAGCTCTGCACATCTCCGCAAAGAGCACAAATTCAGGGTCAGTTAGCCCTGGTGCTACTGTGTTGCGTAATGCGGTAAGCATTTCTAGATTGTTTGTTGTTGTTAAATCTTTGCTCATATATTTTTACTCCTCATACTTTTCTGGTGTAGCATTAAAAATCGTGTCGTCGATGTCCTCCAGCAAGCTTTCTAAATCTTGTTGAGTCTCAACTTCGAGTTGTCGCCATCCTTGGAGCGGAGAAAATCTTAATCCTCCCTGCTCTGTTCTAATAGCTTCAATCGTAAACTCGTAGCCGCTACGGTGTTGTAGCTTATAATGCGGATATTTTAGTTCAATTAGTCTCATATATTCTTCTCCTTTTCTGTATTGTTTACAGTGCACGAACACTATCAGTATACAGTAGATAGTGCTAGTACTTTTTTTGCATATTGTTGCCCCTCAGCGCATTTTATTCGTCCACAGTTGTAGACGGTTAAAGCACGCTGCAAGTCGCCATGCTGATCTAGCTCTTCGCGCAGTATTTGCGCCCCACATCTTAGGTTTGTTGTTGCATCCCACAAATGATCGGCATCAGGTAAACCGCAGCGCCTAGCATTGAACGGCATGATCTGAGCTATCCCCCTGGCCCCAACAGGCGAAACCGCCTTCGGATTGTAAGCGCTCTCGACTCTAACAAGAGCTTTGAGCACTTTGCGGGATAGCCCGTAAGCATCAGCAGCTCGCTCAACCTCAGCCTCTAGAACGGCCCTAGAAGCCTCCACAGGACGCCGTAACAAGCGCGCCTGATGATAGACTAGGGTCTCCGGCAGAGAGACGTAGCAAGCCGCTACGACTAGAGCAGCGACTATCCAGCCGCTACCCTGATCGTTGCTCATTTCCTCCCCATGGTTGTTTGCACAGCCCTAGCAGGGTCGTCGCCTAGCACATAGACTCTAACGCCTATGATGCAGGTTATGACGCCGACAAAGAAACAAACATGCAGGACGGTCACAGCGATCCCCGTAGGGGTAAATAGTAGTTCCTTGATTGTTTTCATGGCTTAGCTCCCCTGTACTTCTGTAGTCGGTTTAGAGCAGTCTGCCCATAGGTAGCATTTAAGTGGTGTGTTAGTGGTGCGCTGTGATTCTTGGCGCTCATCTACACGAGTTATCCACAGCTTTCCACCAGCCTCTATGCCGGTACAGCCCGATACAGCGGCAACAATTAGCCCCAATAGTCCTAGTATTATTTTTCTCATATATTCCTTTATACACTTACACATTAAACAACTATCTACCCCAACCAAGATCCAAGCCTCTCATCGGCTGGCCTAATCCGTCATTAGGCACCACACGTTGAACGGTCTCGCTCCCAGTTAAGTCTCTATCCCACAAATTACGCTGTGGGCGCGTGGTGGTCACTATGCTGTAACCTGTACCCCAAGGGCCATCATCTTGCGGCACCGGCAACACTGGTTGTGTCGGTAGTCCGTAAGATGGCGCTGGAGTAGATGCAGCCGGAAGCCCGTAGGCCTCTCTAAATATCTGACAAGTTACGTCACATTCTTGTGCTAGTGCCGTTACTGGCAGAAACGCTAAGGCTATAAGTATTTTTTTCATGCTGTTTTCTCCTTCTTAGTTATCTTTTTCATTTATAAAGTTTGTCACGATCCATTCTTCAGGTACCCAACCATTTTCAGGCACCGAATCAATACACTCCCAGACAGACAGCGGCCCTCTCCCCTCACTAATACACACAGGACATGGGATGTTGTAGATTTTCCCGTAATGGTTTGTTTTTTCTTTCCTTTTCTTGCTACATGTAGCGCCACAACAGCGGTAATTTTTTTCAGTCATCATTATTAAACCTCCACTGATTGAGTCGGCTTGTCTGCTGGGTACCAAACATGCGCAGGCTGATCTGGCCTATCAAGAGCAATGCAACGAATGGCAAAGTTGATAGCTTGACAAAATTCTCGAGCCGGTAGTCTCGAGTCATGTACTGGGTGGCATTCCCCACCGTTAGCCAGAATTTCGCAAATAATAAAGCCACCATAGTAAGGGTTATAATCGAGCTTCCAAGCTCCAACATCTTTGTGGCTCGAGCCGATTCGCTTACCTAATACCCTGCACAAATTGTCAAATCTTTGCTCAACTATCTTGCGTGTATACTTTCTCATATATTCCGTTCCTTTTTGGGCTTAATTGCCCCACCTCACAAGCCTAGCAAATATGATGACCTGTGTACAGCTATTAGTTTCGGAATATGTAAAAATTTCTTGAGGGATTTTTGCCAGACGGGTATAACTGGCTGAAACAATAAAAAAACGCCCCATACCGGTCAAAGTAATAGGGCGTTTAAGGATGAATCGATATGGGAAATAATAGCAAATCCACGCCTTTTTTCAAGGTATTAAAACAACACAAAGAGCTAGGCTTTGACGGCATGGTGTTTCTCGCCTATGTCGCAGAGTTTGAGGCGCAGGGGCTTCACTGCTTTGTCAGTCGCGCCAAGATCAGCCAAGACTTACCTATAAGCGAATCAGGGGCACGATACCTTATCAAACGATTAGTGCAGCAAGGGTATCTCCAAGTCAAATACGAGGGTCGAAAGCGCTATTTGAGCACCACAGACAAAGGGGGCAGAATTAAACCAGATCAAGATACAAAGGGGGCAAATCCTGCACCCAAAGGGGGCACAATTAAACCAACTGAGGGGGCAGAATTAAACCAGATAAGGGGGCACGAA